CCAGGATTTCCATGAGCATTTGCAACTGTGGCATATAATGACCAGGAACACCACCATCCCCAATCGCGCGCCTGAGAGGGCACTTGATTTCAATTAATCTCCCAGATTCCGTCACACCATCGGGACTTCCTGACAGGAACTTGATAGTGGGATGGGGGAGTAACCCCAGCTCATGTACCGTTTCTCCATATTTTGATTCGTACAACTGACGAGCCTCGTCTTCATATTTTTCCCCGTGTTCTGTGGCCGCATTTCCGGTAAATTCACCAAATCCGCATTTTACCAGAATGAGATCCTCGGGTTTCTCATAGGGATTGATTCCGATGGCAGATGCTACCGCGCTTGCTGTCAAACACCCTCTCCGAAGTTGATACCAGCCCTCACTTTTCTGGAGAGGAAGTCCCCTGTTCGTCTCTAACAGTTTTTCCACTTGTGGATGCATTCTTAGATACAAATGGTTTCAATTTTTTAATAGCGAAATTGGCAGCTATTTGCTCGGCGTCTTTCTTTGTGGTGCCAACTCCAAATCCCTGTCTCTCACCATTCACGAAAACAAGCACCCTAAACCTGGTATTATCAGAGGCATCGACCACATATTCCGGCAATTCAAATTTATTTGCTTGACAATGTCTCATGAGCATGTCCTTGTAGTTATCATCCTTACGAATGATGTAATTCAGATTGACCAGATTGGGATCATTGAAAACACGCAGAATAAAATGCTTTGCGTGAACCATTCCCATATCCAGATAGATTGCTCCTATGAGGGACTCAAACGCATCCTCAAGAATTTTGGGATTCTTGTTCCACCCATTTCTGATACCCTTGTCATCCATAATGATCCATTTGTGCAATTCCATTTTATTCGAAATGTCACTCAACGTCTTTCCTCTCACCAATTTGGTGCGCGCGCGGGTAAGAAACCCCTCTTGATTTTTTTCATATTTATCAAACAAAAATTTCGTGATGACAAACCCGAGCACCGAATCCCCCATGAATTCAAGTGTCTCATTTGATGATTCGAAATTATATTGTTTTAAGGCACTCTTGTGGGTAAATGCCCGCCGATATAAATTTATATCTTTGGTTTTAATTCCCACAAGAGTATCTACTTCATGTTGTTGAATTTGTTTCGGGTCCTCCATATATACAGTAGGTTGTTATTTTTTAAGCTGATGCATCAACGGGCTTACGAACCGTTGGCTTCTTCTTGGCCACGGTGGGCTTCTTCTTTGTAGCCACGGGTGGGGCAGACTCGACGGTAGATTCACCCCCGTCCTGTGTGGTAGAAGTGGTATCGGCTACCTGGGCATTCGTAGAAGGCTTGTCCTTCTTGATGTAATGCGGGCTCAGGTACTTCTGAATATTGAGGAAAGTAATCTGCTCTCCATCAGCGGGGTTGAGGAGGGCCTTGAGTCGATCGTCATTCTCGACCATAATCACACGCCCGTTGTCTACATGCTTCAACTCCTTCTCGCGGATGTAGGCATTAATGCGCCTCGTCACCTCCGACCGCGAAATCTCCTCGTCGTTGGGAATGCCCAGGAAGTCACTCAGGGCCTGCGTAATATTCTGGGGGCGGTTAAACCCGTTGTTCTCGGCACGGGCCTTGGCCTTCGTACCATCTGGGTCATCGGCGCGGTTGTTCAACTTGCGAAGAAGCTTGACAACATTCTTGATGTCGCTGCGCATGGATGTAAGCTCATTGAGGATCTGATCGTTAGTCGCCATTTCTATTTACTATTATCGTCAATTCTTTAATTGCGTAAAAACAGGGAAAGCGTGGAGACCACAACGAGTAGGATGAGAATTTTAAACAGGTTTTCAAACATCGTCAGTCGCTTCTCGGGGTGAAGTATGCTCAGTCCGGTGGGTTTTCCTTCTATGTTCCGTGTTCCGTCTGGGCGCTTGGGGTCTACACCCCTACATTGGCCTGGACAGCCCAACCCTCCATTGCAACAATTCTGTAAGCATGGGTGGATGGTTTCGCCGTCGCGTCCTACGTATCCACAAAATTGATCAGACGCGGGATCTGGTGAATCCGAGTCTGCAAAACACATGCATTCTGTTTCTGGGTGGACGCACTGAGGTAATCTTTTACAATCCATTATAATATATTGTTATTATAATATAATGGATAATCGCTATTATTCACAAGAAACATTTGATGACTATATATTTTCATTGGTGTGTCAGAAGGACGCCACCCTCACACGATATTTGAGTGCCGGTAATGTTAAGGCGTTCAGAAACAGGTTGTCTAAATTTAAAGGTGCGGACAAGAACATTGAAAAGGCGATACTTGCATTGTTTACGGTCCTATTTAGACAGACTCTATTACAAGAAGTATCAAGATTAACACGAAATATGGCACCCATCGGATTCCTTGTTGTGAGTGGGGGGGAGGCCGTCAATAAATATTTACCCCTGGCCGAGCGATCCATTGTGTCGGACATTGATACTAAATTTGTCCCATCTGTTGTGGGTGTCTCTGCCCAATCCCCAAAATATTTTGGATACATTCAAATGGCAAAGATATTGATGTGGCACTACCTGGCTCGAATATGTTTCAGATTAAATTATTCTAAAAACTTTAGAGAAATACTTTTAAAATTACAGAAAACAAATGTGGGGAAGTGTCTGGGTATAGGTTCCCATAACCCCGCGTTCAAAAGAAGATATTCATTGATAAAGAAATCTAGAAATACCCGTAGACCGGTTTTAATTGACGTTGAAATTATGGCACTCGACATAAGCGGAATACGACACTTCGTACCATCGAAGGGTAAAATCATGGCACAAAATATTGGTGGCATTTTGGACATTGCCTACATGCGCAAGGGTGAGGTGGGGTGTAAGGTCTGTAACAACATCACCATGGGTATAGAAAACTTTCCCAATGTACTTGTGGGCGGTAAAAAATTCATTGAAGACGATTTGAAAATGATGATAAACTTGAAATTACGACCCAAAAAATTAAGCAAAAATAAAGTGCGCCTCGCTAACTTCATGAGTCGCGCAAAGTCGTGTGCCAAAGCCACCGTGTGTGTACAACGGAAACGCCTCACCCAGGCTAGAGTCAAATATATCGCGGGTCTTTCTCCCTACTATGGGGCTAAATATACAACCCAACCGGTCTTAACAAAAATACAACAACAGTTGTGTCCCGGTCGTTTAAATTCTAATAGGTTTTATAGATTTGACCCCAAAAAGAGACAGTGGATAAAAAACACACGAGCGGTCCACATAAAAAATGAACGGGGTCCATGTAACAAACTATACGGATATCACCCACGAAGAGATGCATGGGTTCCCAGTGCAATACTACATAAGGCACGCCGTATACCGTTTGTCGGGTTAAAGATTACACGGTAGTACTATTCATAATGGAGTTAGTATTTGGATCAAAGGCGGAAGTTGGTGGAGAAGTGTGGATTCCAATTAGTACAGGCGACAACAAGCCCGTATTCAAGCAATTCAACAATGTTATCATAGATGAGGTGAATAGTGATACAATTCGCTTCAATCTTCAGGACAAGACACTCGATTCCTATGACGAGGATTTGAAGGTGGCGGCCAAGGAAAATAAGATTGATTGGTTTGGACGGGATGTGTCCGACAGTGTAATTAATAACGCCTACCGGTCGCCGGCATTTGAGGGTACTCTCACCACCGTACCCCTCAGGTCAGGAGGAGATGATGATGAAGTGCGCGTAAAGTGTTTCGACCATGACAAAAATGCCATCGAGTTTGGTGATTTGAAGGAGGGCACTGAGTGTAGTGTGGTAGTTGAGCTTAAGCGACTCTGGTTTGTCAAGAGAAATTTTGGTCCGGAGTGGTACTCAATTCAAATCAAAACCCACAAAGTTCCAGAGCCCGACCATGATCCCTATGATGGATACTTATTTCAGGATGACGAATAATAAAATTGTAAGTTTAATATAAATGGCTAAGAACAACGGAAAATCTTTAATGGTATTTGCTATTGTAGCAATTCTTGTACTTGTTTTTTTTAATTGCATGAACAGCAAGACGGTGAGTAGATATTCTCCAATTAGTGGGGATGACGTAGATTCCCATCAGCAGGTGTATGCTCCGGTGAGCATGGATGGTAACAATATTCAGGTTGGTGCGTGTGCTCTCAAGAATGGTGGTACCGGTCTGGCGTCGGCTCTCCTCCCCAAGGAGGTAGCCACCCAGGAGAACTTTGGTGATTTTGCCCCCGATGAGATTCTCAAGGGTCAGAACTTCCTCGACCCCCGCAACCAGATTGGCTTCCCCGAGACCATTGGTGGTGCTCTGCGAAACGGCAACCAGCAGGTGAGATCCGAGCCGGCCAATCCCCGACAGGCCGTCTCCATTTTCAACCTGTCCACTATTGCACCTGATCAGATGAGACCCCCATTTGAAATTGGTCAGGGACCGATGTAATTAATTAAAGAATTTAGCACATTACAACTTATAATGAGTGACGATGATAGCACAATGGGAAGTCTCACCCCCGAATTCAGGGGGGCGATGAAAGAGTGGATTGATCTCAAACAGGTGTTAACAAATGCCAGGAAGGACATTAAGGCCCTCAATGACAGGGAGAAGAACCTTAAAACCTTTATAAAGGGATTTATGAAATCCAACAAAATTGATACCTGTAATCTTAAAAGGGGTAAGGTATCTCTATCGACTAAATCCACGAAGAAAGGTATGAGCAAGGATACAATCGAACGCGGTCTTACAAGTTTTTTTGATGGCGATGAACATCGTGTAACGAGTGCTCTGGAAGCTATTCATGAAAACAGAGAGGTCACGGAGCGCCAGGT